CTACGCGATGAGCGCCGTATTGATCGGCATAGTGCTGACCAGCTCTTCCAATCATGTCGGTAGCCTGCAAACCTTGGCCTGAGATCGTGCTTAAACGTCCGAAGCGACGGTCGCGGTCAGAGTTGAAACGGTTGTAAGCGTTCTGATATTCCTGCGCGCCCATACCCTGACCGTACTCGGTGAGAGCTTTGAGAGTTCCGCCGCTATTCATGAGACCCCTGGAAGCTTTCGAGCGCTCAAGTGCCTTCTGACCTTGCTGCATTCTGAATGCGTAGCCTGGATCTGCTTGGAAATCGGAGGCCGTGAAGTCGCGCTGAAAGTCTGGATTTTCCATTCCAGCAATGGCTCTGCTACCGGCGTCCCGCCAAGATGCGGTGTCACTACGCTGTTGATTGTACATGCGCTCTTGTGCTGCCATCGCATCGCGGTGAGCATCGCCCTGAATGGCTGCGGCTTTTCTAGATGCGCCGCCGTTAATGAATCCGCCTACAATGTCATCTAATCCAAACATTGAATCACCCTCCTAGTGCCCAATCGCAAACCAGTTAAATGTCAGCGCGACACTCGCGCGGTTATAAAGGTCAAACCCTGTCACGCTGTAATTGCCAGTACCGCCTTGACCCGTGGCAGTGGTCGCAACAGCGCTGTTATTTTTAGGTGTGAGAAACACGGCTAGACAACTCGTCGAGAAAGCGAGTGGAAACGTAATCGCTGTGGACGTTCCAGAGTTGAGCGACGCAGTCACGCCCCATTGCAGAGTCACGCCGCCCGGCAAGCGCTGGTAGCCATTCGCAGACTTATCGCTAAAGCCTGAGAGCTTGCGAAACCACTCCGACCACACACTTGCAGCCCTACCGCTTCCATCAGTCATCGGTGCGGATATCGGCACTGGAGGGAGATCATTCGCCATTAGGCGGCCCCCACTTCAACGCCAAGCTCAGCGCCGATCAATACGACCTTGACCGGGTCCGTGATCTTCACGCGGTACACACGGTCGCGCGCTGACCCAAGTCTGCGCCAGATGACACGCACACTCGTCGCGCCTATAACACCCGCATCGGTCCATGCTTCATTGCTCCATGTATGCCCGCCGTCGTTACTCCACTGGAGCATGACTTGCGGGTCTGCGCCCTGAGTTGAACTAGCGCCGTCCAGACCGACGCCCGTTTCCATATCGAGTTGAAAGCTATTGTGAAAGATGCGGACCATTCCTTGAGCGAAGTGTGGACTTGTCCGAATGCGCTCAATAAATGTTGAGTTGTCGGTGTAAGTGTCAGTATCGAGCGCGTAAAGTTTTCCGCTTTCGTAATCACCCACGACATTCTCACCGTGAGCGACCGCGTGACAGTCAGCTCTGTGGCGCTCAGATCCGAACGTTCCGATATAAGTTCGCTCATGCCACATCTGCGTGGAAGCGTCGTAGACCCAAGTTGAGTTAGCGCCAGGGAGATTCAAACAGTAGAACAGATGACCGCCTTGCTGGTAGGTCCATCCGCGAGCGTCGGCTAGGTCTGAAACGTCAAGCGCTCTGATCACGCCCTCGATGGCGGGTGTCGAGATGCGCTGAGCTTGATATCCTTGCGTGCGGTAGATGATGCCGCTTCCAGTTTCATCGCCGCCCAGCCAGTAGATCGAACCGCCGATGCGAGCAATAGAGAAGGCCGCCGCACATCCCGTAGAAATCAGAGCGCCATCAATGCGCTGAAACGGGTTATTTCCGTCGCCCGTATTGTAAAATACCTCGGTGGATTGTTTGCCGAACAAATAGAGCTTCTGATCTTGGCTCACAAGTCCCACGAGGGGGTCAGCGAGTCCTTCTGCTGCCGTGATGTCTAGCCCATCAATATCGAGCGCGGCATCGTCAACGAAAAAGAAGAAATCAGTGCCAGATTTGTTGAACACGAAAAAACCGTCTTGATAAGTGACTTGATCAGCAGGAAAAAACTCGGAGTCAGATATCTCCGTGAATGAGTCCGTGTCGATGTTCCATGTCCAGCCGTCTGAACCGTCGACGATCACAACGAAAGTGCCGTTGTCCGCCATTGAGACAGGCCCGGTACTCGTGTTGAGCGTTCCTAGCTCTGTTGCAACCCATGCACTTGAAACGCGGTAAAATTTAGAACCGCCCACAGCGAAGATCTCATCATTACTCGCGCGCCACACCCCGCGCACCGGGCTTGTCGGAAGCGTAACGAGTAGGCGCAAGCCAGGTGTGGGCACGAGTGCCGCGACTTCGCGCTCTTTTCCTGTGCCTAGCTCATTGATCTCAGGGAAAAGATTCACGCAGCGCTGACAATCTACGTTGACCGATTGGAGCGTGTAGCTAGGGCCGATGAAGCCAGGAAAGCGCACTAGCTGCCTCCTGTGTAGATGTTGAACTGTCTACCGACTACTAGAAGCGCGTCGTCTACTTGCAGTAGGCTCGGCTGACGGTTCATTCGCTTTAAGCCCGCTTTGCTCTCAATGGCGATGATATTCACCGCGTCTGGCACGGCCTTTCCGTACTCAGGCGCTAAGCGAATTGCGAGATTGTAGATCAGCGCTTCTTCGTAACCAGGCGGCACCGAGACTGACGTGTCGAGTGTGGCGATTTCAGTGAGGGGTTTGAGACTAAATGTAATGATCTTGTGCGCGACCGAAGGCTTCGGAAAGAATGTCAGCGTGCGGTAAGGATACCCGCCGTCGTCTTGCATGTCGGTTGGATAGGCTGCAGATGAGTCTTTTTGAGTGATCGCAGCCCAATCAGACGTGGATAGCATATTGACCGGGTACTCAACCGCTGGCGTGACGGTCTCATCTCTCACGAGTACTTCAACGATCTGCTGCGGGCGCGCGGTGTTGAACGTACCACTCGTGCCCATCGTGTAAGATGCCGTTCCAGGGACCAGCGTCAGGCTGTCTCGCGTGGTCTTGTAGATTAGTAGGCCCTCAGTGCCCCAACCGCCAATCATGCGGTTCAATTCAGCGAGAGCGTCTACGGCTTCAGCTGCAGCCAAGCTTTCGCCTGGAGCAATAGCGCCAATCTTCTTGAGTGATGCGGTAACGAGTTCGCGTCCAGTCATTTGTTACCCTTCCACCAGAGTTTGATTCGCGCCCAAAAGCTCAGAGCGATAGGCTCTTCCGGAATGATCGCAACAGGCAGAGCGGGCGCTGGAACTTCTACGGGCAGTAAGCACTCGCTCTGAGACTCAACCCATCCACGACCGAGTGACTTGTTCTCAGCTTCCGAGCGCACGATTCTACCCTCTAGGCACTTTTCAGCGTGGTACCGGATGCGCGGCCAATTGCTCATGCGGCAGGCTCCTTAAGTTCATTCTGGCGAGCGCGCTTTCTAAACCAATCGCCGATGTGTCCGGTGTATGGAATGTTTCCGTTCCAATGCGTTAGCTTGTGGTCGGGGTCGAGATATATTTCCCCCCCTTTTTCACGCCACTCTTTGCAAAAATAGGCGTCTTCGGAATATAGCGATCCGTTGTCAAACGGGATCTGAAAGTAGGCATACAGTTCGTGCTCGTAGAACTTATACCCACGGTTAGGGTACATCTCCCGAAACCGGGTAAAAGCTTCGCGAGACAACGAGAGAAACCCAGTAGGGACCATACTCACGCGCAGAAGCCTATTCTTCGAGTCCCAAATGTCTTTATCGAAAAACGCCACGGGGTATCGTTCTTCTTGCGTCTTTAGTCTGTATGCCCCGCCAACGAAATCTACCGGGTGCTTTGCAATCCGAAGGAGTGACCCAGGCTCAAATGTCACGTCGGCGTCTAGGAATACGAGGCGTTCATTGTCAGAAGCCAAGAACTCCTTAACCAACTGGTTTCTACCGTATGCGAGATTCGTACATGCCGGTAGAAAGTTTACGTTGATCAAATCTCCCATCATGTTCGCAATGGAAACCTCGGTCAACAAACACGCCACAGACTGCATCTGAAGCTTGCCGTCATAAGTCGGAATGTTGACCGAGATTTTCATTGATCTACCCCTTAGTTAGAAGCGATGAGTCCGGCTTCTTCAAGACGTGCTTCGACTTCAGCCAATCGGGTCTGGAGGTTCTTGATCACATAGAGGAGCGAAATCGCTTCTGCAGCAGCGGAAAACCCCCACGGGCTAGTCGAGGTAACTGCGGCGATTGCATAGTCAGGAGTGCCCGTGGCATCTGCGACCGAGATCGTGGTGAGCTGAGCAGTCAGGCTTGCAGGCTGGTCAACGGGCGTTGCTCCCCAGAAGCCAACGAGATCGCTGGACGACTGACCGACAGCGTGTCCGCTGGCGGTTTTGACGGTGTTTGTTTCGAGTGAATCAGTAGCGGTATTCATTTTATTTTCTCCTTAGTTGGAGAGGGCCGCCCAGCAGACTCAGTATTACTACTGAGCAGCCCTCAACTTTCGTTAAGCGGGTTGACCAACGACGCGACAAGCGAAGTCCGCGTACAGGCACTTCCAGCCGAACAAGATGTCCAAGCGGGAGTTCATGCGGTCGTTGACGATATCGTAGCCAGAGACCAAGCGGATCGAGAGACCGCTATCCGGGTCAGAGGCCCGAGCTGCCATGTGCATGCCCTTCGGCAAGATCAGGTCAGCACAACCCAGAGCGAAGGCATCGCGCGAGAACACGAGGTTCTGCGGAGCAACGACACTGGAGTAAGCGCTGGCGGTTCCGCCGAACACCTTCACAAGAGCGTTATCGAGCGGGAATGCGTCGATGTTCTGGTTTGCGCCAGTCGTGTACATGGCAGGCAACACGGAGATCGTTGCTTCATTGCTGGATGCGTTTGCATCAGCCTGGACAACGAACTGCATGAGCTGGCCAGTCGACTGTTTGGTCTGCGGGTTGACAGCGTACACAGATCCGAACGTGACAACGTCGCCAGCCTTGTATGCGCCAGTGATCGAAGCGGTCGTGATGGTATCAATCACCACAGAGGTCGTTCCCTGCGCGGTGATGGAAGTCTTCACTTGCGGAGATCCGTCCACTGCGCCAATCGTGTGCTTTTTCACGTTCTGGCTCATGACGAACTTAGATCCAGCAGCCAGGCCCATGACGCCCTTTTCATACTGTTTTTTGATCTGCTCAGAAGACTGGAAGAGAGACTTCAAGCCTTCAGTCATGGACGCTTCAACGTCCGGATCAATGATCGCAACGAGATCGTCGAGAGGACCGCCCGAGTGAGCGATCTTGGCCTTGGCCTGTGTGAAACCCTTCAGAGTGGATGGTAATGCAGAGGCGCTTGGAACACCGACTGCGTTCCATACCTGCTTGTACATGGCGTTGTAGCCGGTGTAATCCAGGTCGTTGGCGAGTGAGGTGATAGCGGGTTTGATATAACGCTCGCGGAAGGAGTCCACCGACAAGGAAAGATCCTTGCTGGAGAACGCCATGCCGACGTGTCTCTGAGTGTCGAGCTGCAGAGCAACGCTGACATCTTGCGAGTCCTGAATGTTCAACACTGCGCCGTCGGTGACGGAGTAGCGAGACGGTTTGCGAATGTTGATCGTGTCGCCAATCTTTGCGCCCTCTTGTGCAAAGCGGTCATCATACTGGCGGTTAACGTGTTTGGTGAATCCGAGCTGATTCTTCAGCTCCATGAGTGACTCTTTCACAATGATCGAGTCGGTAAGCAACGAGTTAGACATCTTGTCTCCTTTGGCGGCTCAAGCGCTATGCTTGTGCGCGCATCTGTTCGCGCCTAATCCGTTCGTATTCCGCTTGCGAGAGTGAAGGGTCAGAGATCGACTTTGCGACCTTGGCCTTGCTTCCGCCTACGGGTTCGATGGGTTTCGGTGCGTTGGTTAGTTTTTTAGGTTCTGGTTTCTTTTCCGGTGAGGCAGCGGCGGTGACTTTGCCGAGTAGCTTTCCGATCTCGATGGCGACAGCGACAGGACCGAGTCGAGCCACGCGCTCAAACTCTTTAGGGTCTTTCGCCAGCTCATAGATCAGCTCTGGACCGTTCTCAGAAGTGACCAGGATTTCTTGGAGCGTAAGACTCATGGGCATGTCGCCCACGGCCTCAATCGTTTCCTCGTAATCCGGTGTCTTTCCTTTGAATGCGTCCACGCGGTCACGGTGCGCTTTGATCAGCTGTTCATGGTCAGTCGCTGCTTTGGCCTTCATGGCCTCGTCATCGCGTGCCTTGAACTTCTGATCCGTCTTCCAGTCGGTCAGCGCCTCGACATATTCCGCGTGTGTCTCGAAATTGTCGGGGTTGGGCTTACCTTCTAGAGTGACTGGCTTGGTCTCCGCTTTAACTGGCTTCGGTTCAGATCCAGCGCCCTTCAGCGCCATCTCTTCCACGAGTCGTTGAAGCCTAGTAACTTCCGCTTCCGCACGTTCGGCGCGTTCTTTGCGCCTCTGTGATCCGCTCTTTTTCTTTGGCTTATCGCCATCGCTCTCAGCGTCTTTGGCTTCGACCGACTCATCGTCAGCGTCAACCTCAGACTCTTCGCTCTCTGCCTCTTTTTCTTCGGTGTCCGACTCCGAAGCGGTTTCAAGCTCAGCGGCCTTTTCGGCTACCGGCGCGGACTTGGTTTCCACCACGTCAACGGGCGTTTCCGCCTTCTCAGTGGTTGAAGTTACAGTGATCGACATTTAAAGTTGTTCCTCTGGTGATTGTTGCGGCATTTCCCCGCCGTGAGGGTCTAGACCGCCATCACCGAACTCAGCGCCGGGATAGGCGCCTTCCATCGGTTCTTGCAGTTGAAACTGTTGTGGGCCGCCATTGTCGGCGGTGACATCGGGAATGGGCTGCTGACTTCCTAGCTGCCGTTGACGAGCGTCCAGTTCTTGAATCTGTGCTTGGAGAAGAACGATGGAGTCCTTGGCGTCAAGCTTCGCGAGTTCAATGCGCGTCTGCGTCTCAAGCTTAGCCATCTCGATGCGTTCTTTGGATTCGAGTTCCACGCGCTTGTGTTGGATCTGGTCTTGCGCCTGATTAAGTTGCTCTGTCAGTTGTTCCAACATCTGGCCTTGCTGCTGAAGCTGCGCTTGAATCTGCGGCGGGATGGGCTGCTTTTTCTTATCGTCGTCCTGGAGGTTAGGCGGCAGCGTCTTCCGCAACCGCTCAGCGATCTCAGAAGCGCCAGGCCAGTCCATGTTCTTGACCAGTAAGTCGCCAGCAATTTGCGTGATGGCAGGGTTAGCCTTCGCAAGCTCAAGCATCGAGGCCACGGCCTCTTGGCGCTTAGAGGCGTAAGATGGGCCAACGTCAACCGTCACGTCATACTTACCCACGTCCATTGCGTAGATGAGAGGCTCGCCGTCAGCGCCGATCTCGTCGGTAGGTTGATTGAGTTTTACGACCTTCTGCTCGCCATCCTCACCGATGATCCGGCCAGTGCGAGCGGTGTCGTAGATCTTAGGGAATAGGTCGATGCAGATCTTACCGACGTGCTTAAGAGAGCGCGTGAGGTTGTCTACGTAATGGAAATTACTGGTCTGCGCCTGCATCGAGCGGCGCTGAATGGCGATGCCTGACGTTTCGTTGCTCTGAGCGCCTCGGGCTGCATCGTAAAGGCCAGTCGTCGCCTTCATGTCATCGCTTGCGAGCATGCGGGCTTGAGAGATGGCCTGAACGGCTGGCTCAAACGCGTTTCGCTGCGGCGGTGAAACGGGCTGACCTTTTACGTCGGTTGGCTTGTAGGTCAGGACCGAGTGATTCTTGCGATTTGCGGTACGCCACTGCTCCTCGTAGCCTTCGATCTGACCTTCGGCCACGATGAACGGCGCTCTGGGAGCTAGTGCAATCGCTTCGGTTTCAGCTGACGCCCAGTAGTTGTACATGCGCTGGGAGTCCATGGCGTCGCGGACTAGACCCTTCAAGATGCGCTTGCCATTGATGAACTGGTCTGAACCGTAGACAGGGACAATTGGAATGTACTTAGAGGGCCAAGTTGTCTTTTCTAGAATCTCAATCGCGTTTAACTTGCAATGCTTGATGACCGGCACTTGGGAGCGTCGCTCACGTACCACGGTGACAGCGGGGATGCCGTCTGGAGAGAGGAGTGCGAGTTGTCCCAAATGTGCGGGAAGGTCAGACTTCTTGAGCGTTGAACCATCAGAGAGCTGGACTAAGTCCACTTCTTCAACGTCGGTGTAGAAGTACTCAGCGACTCGCGCAGATCCGCTGGGCAACCAATCAGGCTTGTTGTTGCCAAGCACTTCCCAGTCAGCGCTCTTTTCAGCGAGCTTTGAATCAGGGAAGCGCGCAATGTATTCGTCTTTTGAGAAGTCTTCGGTGATCGCAGCCTTTTTGGCGTCTGATCCGTCAGGCTCTTGCGCGTAAGGGTCAAAGAAGACTGAGAACGGATTGCGAATGCGCGAGATGTATATTTCCTGCTCAAAGGACAGCGGATCGCAGTAGTCAGTCCTGACCCGCAAGAAACCCCAGCCCATGCGTGCTGCGAAGTCGAATGCGGTGTCATAGGCTGCGTCAGCGTTTGAGTTGTACTCAACGTGGCGGATCAACCCTTGGATGACTTTGGCGGTCTCAACGTCAGCGTTATCGTCAACCGGGTGAACTTTAATTGAAGGGCGATTCTGGCGCTGGTCGTTCGTGACTTGCTGAATGAATTGCGGGATGCGGTTAATGACGAGGCATGGGCGCCCATCGCTCTGGCGTTCCGCTTTCACTTCTTCAGGCCATTGCGCGCCCGCCGCGAACTCAAGGTCAGCGAGAGCTAATGCGCGGTTGTCTTGCTCGGCGTCTTCAACGAGCTTGATAAATGCGTGGGCGTCTTTAAGGATGTCGTCGTCTGATCGTTCGCCAGGCGTAGCCTTGGCTTCGCTCGCCTTCTCGGGCGCGCTCGCACTCTCTGAGTAAATGCCTGCCACGGTTCAATCCTGAGGCGTGGAAAGGTTTACTCTAGTTAAACAAAACGTTTATGTGATGTTTAGCCCATCCACGAACTGGCGCCGCCTGAGTAGAGATGCACTACAGGCTTTGGCGGTGCGCGCTTCGCTGTTGTCATGAGCGCAAGGATGTAGGCGCTTGCGAAGTCGGGTGAGCGCCCGATGCGCGAGACGATCTCATCGCGTGACTCGACTTGGATCTTTCCTGATGTTTTAAGTTTCCACTTAGGGGCGCAGAGGTCAGCCTTTAGCCGTGTGTCGTTGGGGAGTATAATGCCTGTATTTGCGGCTGGGTCGAGCGCCTCTCTCATCTTCCACCAGAGTTCCGAGCGAAGATTGAAGAATGACAAGAGTCCTGACTTATCGGTGGAAGTCGGAGACTCGCTGACGTTGACGCCAATCACTTGCTGGCCCGCTTCTTTCAAGAAGTCATACGGCGCAGCGCCCACACCAATCACGTCGATGTGAATCGGTGCCTTGTCGCGCATGGAAGCGATCACCAAGCCCGCAGTCGTTGGGCCGTCTCC